ACAAGACTAGCAAAATCTTCTTTAGTTTTTGCCCAACTCTCTTTTTGGTACTCTTTAGTTTTTGTTACCTCGCCACTAAACCATGTACCTACTTTACCTGGTACTTCCACTACAGTTTGAACAAACTCTTGTGGTGTAATAGTTTTAGGCTCATCTGATTTCGCAACGCCTGTTATTAATAAAAACGCCAGTATTGCTAATACGCCGAAACACTTTTCTAAAAATGTCATTATACTTTCCTTCCTGCTGTTTTGATGTCCTCTTTAGCGACTACCATGTAAGGACCTTTATTGTACGCTGGAGCAATTGTAAAGTTCTTACTCGCCTCAATCTTCCAACGATTGTCAGGTTTTGTACCACCTGAACCAATTTTGTTTGACAATGGTACTGCATTAGTAGGTTGTTTGATAACATTGTCATCTTCTTTAATCATTCTACTTACAATATTAATGGCATGTCTACCATCTTTTGTCAATTTGATTCTACCTTTTTCATCTGTATCAAAACCCATTTTAGCAAGATACTTTCTATGCTTTTCCAATGCCTCAAGGTATGCTTTTGGTGGCTTTCTGTTTCTCAACCTACGAATAGCGCCACTTGAATTGTTTGTATAGATAATAGCCATTACTTAATACTCTTTCTTTGTCCTACAATATTGTTTACGAATACTCTTACCAACCTAGATACATCTACCTCTTGTTTCTTTAGAGTTTTAGGGTTAGTAAAAATCACTTTACTCTTATTCACTTCTAATTGTATACCAATATCAGAAGCCACTACAATAGCGTCATCTGTATATTTTGTCCAATCGTGTGAAGAATAGTCTGATTGAGCCATTAGTCGTTTACCGTTTCTGGAATACTTTCTGATTGTACTTCTTGGAATGATTTACCAAAACCTATCTGATAAAATGTATCTCTAGGATTGGTTGTTTGATATGTTGACTTTAATTTGTCAAAATTAACATCTACTAGGTCGTAGTATTCTGGATGCTCAACTTTTAGTTTGGCATGTTCGTCACACCAAATAATTCTATTGGTATAGTAATCGTTTTCTTTTGCCTCTAGTGTTGATAGTTTAGAAAGAGCAATATCTTTCTGTTTAACTGCCTCAAATTCTTTAAATAAGTTTTCTTTATCGTATTTAAATGTCATAATATATGTCCTTTTGTTTATTTGTTAATAATACTATCATAAAACGTTTCAAATGGCAACCATAATAAAAAGCACGTTTTTACTCACTTTTTGAGGAAAAAGTCTCTCTAGGATGGCGCTGGAGTGGTTTAAGACGTGTCTTACGTACTCCAGTACCCCCTAAAATCACTGCATTTTATCAGAAAGCGAATCAAACATGTCAATCTGGTCATCTACCATAACTGGCTCTTTCTTTGATTCTTCTTCTGCCCATTTCTCAAATTCATTTACTTCCGTTTGAGCGGAAGACTTAATACCTGATAGTACATCAAGACAACCTTGAGCATCGCCAAAATTTAGTTTAGCAATGGCGTCATCTATCTTACTAATTAATTCTAACTTATCATTCATCATTTGTTAACTTTCCTTAGTTGATTTAAACCTGCACTGTGTAATTTACCACCTCTAGTTTGGTAATCAATTACACCCTTATAATTCAATGAAGTGTCATACTCTTTTGTATGTACACCTTGTTGTTTATTCGTATGGATTCGGATATTGGTAATGTATCCTTCTACACTCTTACCTTTACCCCATTCAGTAGCAATCTCTACCTTATCGCCTACTTGAATCAACATCATTGGTCTCCTTAACCTTTTTTGTTTGTTGCGTCCTCGCTGGACATTAATAGTACAATATAATGTACTGCTTTTAACAGGTCTGCTCTATTACGACCTGATTTCTTACCAAATCTTGCAAGATATTTAATTGCATTAGCTTGGCAAAAGTCTTTATCAACACCAATAGACCTCAATAAGTCTTGTACTTGTACACCCTCTTTAACTTGAGCGTAGTGTTGACCATAGGTTGACTTAATATAGTCACCGATTTCTTTTAGTATTTTATCTTCATTATATTTCAACATTTATCTCCTTTATATTCCTAGACACCTTATAACATTTTTTTGGTCAGTTGGCAACCTATATCCTTTTTGTAACCAATCTACAACCTGTTCAAAATAAAATGCCTCGTCTGATTTACCTGATTTTTCTAGTTCCCATGCAGCTGTTTTAAAAAACTTTAGTACACCCATTTCACTGGTCATACCTGTCTCTTTCTTCTGATAGTTACCTTTTCTTTGATTTGACATGTGTATCCTTTGTGTTAAAGTCTGATAAATGATTCATATTAGCATGACTACCTTGTTCGTTTATTGCATATACCAATGTGGCACTATGTTCTTTTTTGGTTAAGTCATACAATTCTTTTGCTTCTTTATAAGTTTTGACAATGGTCTTGGTGGTCTTACCTAATGAACGCCACTCAACTATTGAATAGTTTATTGCATTGTCTATAATATTTTGTTCCCATGGTAACGTAACACCATGGTACCATGGTTGTTTAGTCGCCATCAATCCAGTCCGTTGCTGATTCTTCAAAGTCATTTTTCTTTAATACTTTCTCTATCTGTACGAAGTAACACCAGTTTGAACCGAATGTAACTGCACCAGTATAATTTAGTGAAGTATCATATGTCTTTGCATTTAGACTTGTTGGTAACTCGGCAGCTATATCAGTTGGTTCGGTTGCAATACCGATATTAGTTATAACTCCTTCTCTACCTTTCATGTCTTGAATTGTATCGCCTACATTAATTATCATAAGTGTGTCCTTTTGTTAGTTCATTTTTTTCCATAATACCAATTGCCTTATCTACGGCATTTAAGTTTTGATATGTATATTTTTCGGTTAGTTTTGGATTCCAATCTTTTTTAAAGAATTGTCTAGTATTCCATAACTGACCATAATCTTTGTATAGAGAGTTATCAACGCCAACTACATCTTTACCAAATACATCATCATAAGTTTTGTAATAGTGGTCACCATGTATCATTTGTACTTTAGTATGACCTGTGGCATTTGTAGCCGTCTCATTAAAATTTTTATCACAATATGATTTCACTCTCTTGTGCATATTCTTATCATTCATTCTATTAAGATGATTTAAAGGTACATTTCTGAATATGGTATGATAGATGTAGAAGTAGTCACAATCTTCATCATCAAAGTATTCAATACCATATACTAAATTTAAACTAGAAGATTTATTCATTAAGATAGTACCTTTCTTAACAGTATTATTACTGTCATCATTGAAACCATTAATATAAAAAATGATGTTATCATTAAGCGTTCTCTAACTCACTGTCAATAAACTCATCAACGTTGTACTCATCAATACCTAATAGTGATACTGCTTCAACGTCCATGATTTCTTTTTCAGCAGTTGATTTAGTAATAAGATTGTTTTTGACATTTGCAATAATCTTATCTACTGCTTTTTCTGCTTCGTCCCAATAGTAGTTTTTAGTTTTAGACATAGTGTTTTTCTCCTTGTTTAGTGTTATTAATAATTTGCATTACTTCAAAAAGTGATTTATATGGATTACTATACAACACTTTTTTAGCAAAGGCAACTCTTTTTTCAAGTCTTTTTAATTGTACTTGCATTTTCTTTTTGTTATATTCTTTAATCATTATGTGTCCATTATACATGAACCAGCCTAGAAAGCAAGCGTTTTTTTGCTTTTTTTAGCTATTTTTTTTGAGACCTGGTCTCATTTTTGGTTTTTTATGTGCGACAAGTTGTCAACACCAGTTGGATTTGACCCATTCCTGCTCTGATTCGTGAGGATTTGGTTTACCGTGGAACACGGCCACCTTCGATTCGCTGACCTTTTCAAAAGTCCAGTCGTTCTTATGATATCTTGGTTCTATTCTATTATTCCATTTGTAACTAAAAGTCCACTCATCTGGCATAGTACGTAACCACCGTTGACCATGTTTTTGCATTAATAGAGACATGACATTTTGGTCGCCTTGTTCTCTGTTCCACTTATCACGTTCTAATAGATATGGTTCCCATATACATGGTGTACCAACGGTATTATTCCATTTCATTATAGAAGAGTTGTACTGTTTTGTGGAAGGGTTGAAGTCTCTGATTACACCAAACGTTTGGTCATCACCAAAGGTAAAAAGGTCATCAATATCATCTAATATAACTACGTCAAGGTCCATGTAAAGATTAGGTCCTACTAGACCTGCCTCTGGACTGAATAGTTGTAGTTTATTCCACCAACCATCAAAATCGGTGTAATGAAATCTACGATACTCTATGTCGCCTTTTACTTTTAATGCTAAATCTTCGTGGTTGTTGAAACAGATAAAATTGTACGGTACTCTTGTATGTCTTTCAACCATATTATACAGGTGTTGTACATACTCAACCTGATATTTTTTACCATAATATACACATACAAAATTCATAGACCTAACCAATTAAAAACTGCCCTCAAACTTAATAACATATACATGGTTTCCATAAGCATTCTCGGCCAATCTTTATCTTTGTATCCGAACCATACCCACATAACACATGCTACTACACTTAACGACCATCCAATCCATTGTGTGCTGATATTTGCACTAGATAAAATGTAAACGCTAAGAACAGCAATTGCAAAACCCAACCATCTGGTTTTGTTTTTAATCTTGGACATTTAGTCACCTTTCAGTTGCCTATTTGTTTTATCTACTGTTCGTAAAACAGATAGTCTAGTTGCTGATTTTTCTGCCGTTCTTAAAAATGCTTTCACGTCTTTTGGAAAACATGCACCGGCATATCCTTTACCGTGGTCACCTGGTACTTTCATATGACTGGATCCAATCCTGTCATCTTTCTCTACCATTGAAACCACCTTGTCGTAACTTATGTCAAGTTTCTTACAAAGTTGAAATATCTCATTAAAGAAAACTACCTTTGTTGCAAGGAAAGAATTTCTTATATACTTCGTCATTATCATTTCAGGTACACTACATTCATGTATCTTAACTGTCATAGGATACACCTCTCGTAATACATCTACCCAAAATGGTACGTCTGCACCACCAATAAAAATGTCTTTAACATTCTTCATATCGTCAACAGCATGTTTTTGTCTTAAAAACTCTGGACTATATGTAATACTATATTTATGTGCTAGTTCAGCGTAACCATCTATTGAAATGGTACTCTTAATTAATACTGGAAGATTTAATTTATTACTTTCTTGTAATACTTTTTCTACTATAGAAATATCACAACTACCATCTGGTGCCTCTGGTGTAGGCACACAAACAATGATACCCTTTGCTGAATATCCTTCGTGCTTTGTGATTGTATTTTTTTGGTAACCCTCAATATCAATTGCGACAATTCTGTGTATAGGATTTAAAATCTTATCAACTGCTTTGCCTACGTGACCATAACCAATAATAATCAAATCTTGTTTCATCTATTTTCCTTTGTGACGACCCATGTACCACTCTGATGGCTCATAATTCCATCTTTTGCCTTTATGTCCTCTAAAGGCTGCGTACCACATTCTAAGTCTTACAAAGAAATCAAATTCATGTCTTGGCTTCTTCATACTCGTATCTGCTCCTGCAACGTTGCATAAGCCGTGCCATCTTCAATTTCATCCAAATTAAACTGATTGTAACACATCATCTGCAACCACTCGTTAACTGTTTTCGCCCCAGGCTTAAATGGTTTTTCAATAAACTTCAAATCTCTACTTGCAACAGGCCATGCCACATTTCTATTATGACAAAACACAGGAGTATAGTGTAATATAGCGTCTATAGCGGATAAACTCATGTTGGTGACCAAACATTGTGCTTCGTTTAAGTCATCATGGATGTGAGTATTCCACCACTGATTTCCAGGTCTTGGTTTGTTTCTTATCCTTATCGGTAAGTCTGTGTGTTTCTTAATCTCTGTTGTGACTTGGTCAATCCACTCTTGTTGTGTAATACCATTAACATGATAAGTAACTGTTGGACTAGATGGCGCTACCAATACATGGTTGCCTCTTGTACTTCTCCAACCTTTAAATTCTATACTACCAGTAAACGGAGTATTAGGATTGCCTTTAGCTTTTGCTTTCTTTCCTAATATATTCCATCTGTCTGGACTTATTACTCTAAATTGTGTTGTGTGAATACCACCACGTACAATTCTAAAATAAGTATTTATTCGGGAAACTATCTTCGGTTCAGGATATCTTACAATTTGGTCAGTTAAATAACCTACATCAACGTACCACCATTCTTTACCTTGTTCCTCACACTCTTTGATATTTCTTATATTATTACCTGCTAAACCCCAAAAGAAATGAATTTCGTGGTCTGCGTCTTTCCAACCCTTTTCAATCGCTGGCCAGATTTCATGTGATAAACACTTGTCCCACGCCATTTTATGTGTAATTATTGCCATTCTAATAACCTCTTATGTACTTCGCCTGAATTAATTTCGCTTACTTTCCATTGAGTGTAAGCACACTCATTTAACCATTGTTGTCTATCAAACTTACAATCAATATGTTTCTCTTTAAGAATACTTACATCATGGTATGAAACTGGTCTAGCATGAGAAGTCGGCGACAATGCAATTGTTGGTATTCCCTCACACGCACTTTCAACTAATGCGTTACTTGAATATGAGACTACTGCTCTTGCACCATCTAAATCTTTTTGAAAACCAAAACCACCATTTGTTTCATTCCAGTCTTGGTAGTTCTCACTATATCTAATTTCATTCTTTACACCAAGTTGTTTAAATCTTGCAAAGAAACCTCTTTTTCTATCACCATACTTATCTAAAAATCTAGGATGAAATCTAACAACTATAGGTTCATGTGTAACTTGACCAATCTGTTGTATTATTTTATATAGGTAGTTTAAATAATTATATTCTATACCATCGCCTTTTGTGAATCTAACTAGGTCTTTGTAAACTTCTTCTGTATATAAATCGTTTAAACTTGTATCACTAGGATTTTGTAAACACAATAGAATATAATGACCTTTCTTTCGCCAAGGTTTAATCTCAATATCTTGTTCTTGTTGTATCATATTCCATCTATCAGGACCTACACCTTTGTTTTTAAATATACCTTTGTCATGTGTATAACAACCAAGACTAACTCTATAATAATATGTGTCACTATCCATAATTAGATTTTTTCTAAATGTGGCACCCTCTACTACTAGTTGTGGTTTACCTGTACTTTTTATATACTCATACTGGTCTGACCAATCTTTATATACACCTTGAACACCTGTTGTTATGTAGGCGTCTGCTGTAGGTGGTAGTGGATTTTCAAAATCACATAGTTTAAAATCCTCATGTTTAGGAAACTTGAAGAAACTATCTCTGAATGAACCGTTAAATCCAATTATCATGTTGTAACCTGTTTGTGGCTTCATAAGCCTCGCCTGTTTTAAATTCGTTTTCTGTAAATTGACATGCTAGTAAACTATACTGCCATAACATAATCTCATCTTCTGTAGGATAATATAATTCTTCTATATCTGCAATAGTGGTACTTGAAACTGGTTTTGCTTGTGAAATAGGATCCACAATACAAGGTATACCAGATAAAATTGCCTCTATAGCAACTGTAGATTGGAAAGCAACAACACAATATGCGTTCTTTAAACTTTCTTGTAAAGGTATGTCTGTATCTTTATATCTAATTCTAATTACTTTATCTGTAAATGCTCTAATATCTCTTTGTGTTTTTTCTAACCAATATGGTACATCAAAACCATATACTCTGGCAATGGCCTCTGTAGGTGGTATAATTAATATTTCACTACCTTGTTTAACAAATTCTTTGGGTCTTTTTGGCTCACCATACTTCTTAATTCTTTTCCAATCTTCATCTTCTAACATCACATTATAATTAAGTTGTAATTGACTTCGTATCATTCTATACAATCTACCATGTGGTCCAGGTACATAATTTCTTGTAGCGTGAAAGTATGCATGGTCCAAATAATAAAATGTATGTTTTCTTTGCATTGCAAGTTGTATTAATTCATGTGTACCTCTTAATGTACCTATAACTG